TTAATTCCAGTTGTTCTTGATGCTGTAATGACAATTATCAATACAGTTGTTGAAAATCTTCCAATGATTTTAGAAGCAGGTATAGAAATATTGTTAGCAGTAATAGAAGGGATAACCGAGATAATACCTGACTTGATACCTACAATAATAGATGCAGTTTTACTCATAGTTAAAACATTGATTGATAACTTACCTATGTTGCTAGAAGCAGGGGTAGAATTACTTCTTGCTGTGCTTATGGGAATTATAGATGCATTACCAGAGTTGATTGATTACATTCCAGAACTCATAGATTCTATTGTTCATACAATAATAGTGTTACTCCCATTGATTATATATGCAGGTCTGAGAATAATTACAGAATTGGCAAAAGGTTTGATAGTTGCCATACCTAAATTAGTTGCTAAGATACCCCAAATTCTTGATGCTATTGCAAAGGGTCTCGGAGAAGGTGTAGTTGATATGATTGCATCAGGAAAGGATTTAGTAGCAGGACTATGGCAAGGGATAAGTAATTCATACGGTTGGATTAAAAGCAAACTTAAAGGTTGGGTTGGAGATGTTACAGCATTTGTCAAAAAGATATTCGGTATATCCTCACCTTCCAAAATTATGGAGAAAGAGGTTGGTTTTAATATCGGAGCAGGAATTGCAAACGGTATTAGGAATAGTGTAGGAATGGTTGAGAGTGCTATGAGTGGTATTGATAGTGCAGTTACAACAGCAATCAGTCCAATGATAAGTCCTAATATAAATGCTTCTGCAATGGGTATGGGTGGTAGTGGTGGAGGAATCAATCTAAGTATCAATATGTCAGGTGCAAATATAAGTTCACCAGAAGTTGCTCAGGAATATGCAGAAAGTATTGGAGATGCGATAGTAGGTAAGTTGAGAACCAATAGAAGAAGTTATGTCTAGTTATACACTAACAATAGATGGTTCAGACAGAACAACCTGTATCTCAAATGGAACAATAACCATTAAAGATGATATGGGTTCTAGTGCTTCTACAATGGGTTTTGATATGACTATTAGAGATAGTGGTAATATACCTGCTTGTGATGAGGAGGTTGTAATTACCCAAGATGGAACTGTTTTATTTGGGGGGAGAGTACTAAAGGTAATCCCTACAAAGAAGGGTTCTTTTGTCAGTTGGGGTGTTGATTGTGTAGATTATACAAGGGATCTGGATAGGAACTTAGTAGTTGAGGGTTATCAGGATATGACTGACAAGGAAATCATTGAAGATATAATTGACAACTACTGTGGAGGAACTGGAATCACTTACAGCAATGTAACAGAGGGAATAACAATATCAAACTTAACATTTAACTATGTACCACCCTCAGAGTGTTTAACGATAATAACAAAACTAACAGGAAGGCAATGGCATATAGATTATGACAAAGATATTCATTATGGAGTAAAGTTTAGTGATGCTACTCCTTTTAATATTGATAGTGATAGTGATGCCTACAAGAATTTGAGATTAAAGGTAGACAATTCTGCATTAAGAAATCGTGTTTATGTGAGAGGTGGAACATACCTTTCAGATGAGGTAACTATTAAACAGGTAGCAGATGGAGAACAGACTGTTTTCTATCTTCCAGAGAAACCCCATGAAATGACTATACTTGATGGTGTAACTTCAAAGACAGTAGGAATACAGAATGTAGATAGTTTTGATGACTATGATTATTTGATGAGTTACCAAGAAAAGTATATTGAAACAGATGTAGCACCAACTGCTGATAATGTTATGACCTTTGCTTATAAATATGATATACCTGTTCTAGTAGCTGTTGAAGATTCAACCTCTATTGAGGCATATGGACAATTTGAGTTCGCTATCTTTGACAACAACATAGATACAATAGAAGGTGCAAGAGATAGGGCGAGTGCAGAATTAACTGATTATGCAGACTCAATTTCAAGTGGAAGTTTTGAAACTCTTACTTCAGGATTCACAGCAGGGGAATATATAGAAATAGACCTTGCTGATTTAGAAGTAGATGAGAGTTTTGTTGTTAAGAGTGTTACTTCAAAATCCATGGGTGGAGGAGAATTTACATATACAATACAAATAGTATCAACAGAAATGTTGGGGATTATTCAATTCTTAATAGGGTTACTTGAGGGAGATAAGAACTCTCTTAATATCTCTTCAGATGAGGTAGTTGATGAAATAGCAACAGTAACAGCAGAAACATTCACCTTAGATGATGGAGTGCCAGTCCTAACTGAACATACAGGTGCTTATAAATATGATAGCGATGCTCAGTGGGATATTGCAGAATGGGATACGACTTAATTTGGTATAATATAGGTATGAAAATAAAGGGCAATGTAAAATTAACAATAGAAAATGTAATAACAAAGAAGGTAGAGATCTTTGAATTGCACAATATTGCTTGTACTGTAGGGAAGTATTCCTTGGCAAGCAGAATGGCAGGTGCAGAAAAAGGGGATGTTACATATCTTGCAGTTGGAACTGGTGCTTCAGGAGGTGGAGATGCTCCTGCTGTTGGGGATACAACATTGAAAACTGAATTGATTAGAAAACAAATTAGTGTTAGGAGTTCTACAACAGACACAGCGAACTTTAGGGTTTTCTTCAGCACTTCAGAGGCGAATGATACATTAACAGAAATAGGATTGTTCGGAGATGATGCAACAGTAGCAGGAGATTCAGGAACATTGTTTGCAAGGGCTGTAATTACTAAGACAAAAACAGATGCAGAAACTCTAACTATTGATTGGAGTTTAACGATAACTTAACTAAAGGAATAGAACTATGATATGGACTTCAAGTGATGTAGCAGGAGGAGATGAAGTTCTTGCTTCACAATATAATGAATTAAGGGCAGACACAGCAACGGTTTTAACATCTGCTGTTCCTATTGGAACGGTTTTGTTATGGGCAGGTACAGATGCAAACCTCAATACAGGTTGGTTAGTTTGTGATGGTTCAGCAATCAACAGAACTACATACTCAGATTTATACACCATTCAAGGAAATGCTTTTGGTGCAGGAGATGGATCTACTACTTTTAATATCCCAGATATGCGAGATAGGTTCGTTGTAGGTGCAGGAAGTTCTTATTCTCAAAATGCACAGGGTGGTGCTTCTACAAATAACATGGCACATACTCATACAGTAAATAGTCATACCCATACTACAGGGACTCATAGTCATACAGTAACAAGTCATAGACACAGTACACCGAATCACTCCCATGGAGCAGGAACATATAGAGCAAGAATAATGAGAGCAAGTCAATATCAGATGTATATGTACCAAGCATCTTCTACTGGTTGGACTGCAAATGTTATGGTGAATTTATACAATAGTTCTAGCAATTCAACTGCACAAAGCACAGGGGTTGTTATATCTGGTTCTTCAAGTTCGGCAGGTGCAAGCAACACAGGTTATTCAGCACCGACTACAAATGCAGTAAGTGCAGGAACAACTGGTGGAACAGGTTTAACATCTAATAGTAGTGGTTCAGCAACTCAAGAGAACAAGCCACCATACATAGGTATATTTTATATAATCAAAGCACTATAATGTCCCTCACAGAAAAGAAAGTAAAGTCCCTAATTAAAATAGAAACCAAATCCATCCGAGCATGTCTTGATAAATTTTCTAAAGATTTTGAAGAAATGAGGAAAAGTCAAAAGAGAATAGAGAGAGTATTGTTGGGTGATAAAGAATATGAAGATAAGGGTCTGGCATATATGGTCAATTATTCTTTTGATTATGTAAGAAAGAACAAGGAGAGTGATATTGTAGAGAGAGCAGAAGATACAATGAAGATAGTTTGTAAATATAAAGATAATGGGTATTGGACTATCTTTGAAGAAATGGTTACAAGATACAAAGCGATCAAGTGGTTTTTCTCTTTTATTATTGCAGGTGGTTTAATGAGTACAGCAAATATTATTTATAACATAGTTAAATTATTAACAGCATAGTTATGCCTAAAAGATTAAGAGATAAAAATGGATTCAGAAGATTAAAAGGAAAAGTGATAAAGATAACCAGAGACACCTTTGTAAAGAACCCTAGAAAGGGGAAGAAACTAACAGAAGTTAAAGCAAGAGAGAAGAAGGTTGCAAAGAAGAAGAAAAAGTAATAGAATTAAATAATAAGTTGAGTCATTGAAACATGGCAAAATTTGGAAGTCCACTAAATGGTAGTTTGTATATAACACAAACCTATCATACAAACACGACCAACACAGCAATAGACATTTCTGCATTGGCAGAAAAACCTGTCTATGCGATTGC